TCGTTGGCTTTAGCACTTGCCAGAGCGTTTTGAATTTGCTCTGGAGCAACATAATTCATACCGAAGAATTGATACATTGGTTCTGAATCGGCACCAATAATGTCGTTTTTAACATCAATTTGTACTGTCAACATTTTCTCCTTCCTGTGGCGGATCTGTTGCCACACCGTTCGGAACATTTTGTGAAAGGTAACCAGATTCTTTAAGAGCAATAGCAACTTGCGCAGCCGTTAAATTCTTGCTGGCTAGCAATGCGGTTGCATAATCGTTTCCAAGCGGGTCTATTGCTTTTCTTATATCCGCTGTGATATTTGCATTTAATTTATTATTTAGTTCGCTCAAAACCATATTCATATCACGATTTAAGGTGTTAGCGTATAAACCTTCAATTTGATCAAGCGAAGATTGTTGATCTCCTTGACCATTTAAATATGAATCCGGAATTTGAAAGGCTTTAGCAATCTGCGTTGAAGTCCAATCAACCTGACTTAGCAGACTAGAAATATTTGATTTGATTTCCAGAGGTGTAAATGTTTCGCCAGGAGCAAGAACAACAGGAATACCACCAGACGTCTGTAATTGCTTCATGAGCGTCTTTGATCTTGCCATCGCATAATTATCGTCAACATTTGCAGGTTCTTGCAAAACACTGTTTGCGGTTACTGATTGAGCCAATGCTTTTAATGTAAGAACATCAGATTGTTTTTTAATATCCAATGTTTTAACCAAAGAATATAGCGGACTAAATCCGGTCATTGCATTCATTGAGAAATATCTCAAATGAATCATATCGGATTGTGGCACATTTTCCATCATGCCAATGTCTGGTTCATCAAAGGAAAGATTATAAGTCAATCCCGAACCGTCTGACAATTCATAAACCTGAACTTGTGATGGTCTCAAATATTCCCAACGAGCATCAATACCATTTGCATTGCGCCAACGATAGGCAAAAGATTCACCGCCTAAAATCATTTGAGCAAACATTGTAACCCAAAACGTTCGAGCGTTTGCAGTTGCAGAAGGATTATCCAAAATGCCTTGTGCTCTTGGACCGTTTGCGGTTAATGTTGCTGTTGCAAGGTCACCTGACAATTGCATTACAGCAGAATGAATATCTGGGTTTTTCAAAGCACGAAAAGCACTGATATAATGATCATTCTTTGGATTCAAGAAATTGATTATGCTTGTCCAGTCGTCAATCGGTGTTCCAGATATTTCACCAGTGGTCGAATCTCTAATATGAAAATTAGAATGAAACAATGGCATTATTTGTCACCTCCTTCTTTGCTATCAATGGCAACTTCTGAAAACCAACCAATCAAAGCAAGAGATAGGCCCGATGTAATCCAAACTATTTTATTAAAGATTAAAAACGCCCCAAAGTTGATGCAAACAAGGGCAAAAACAAAGCAAATCACGTCAAAATAACGCCAAAATGCTTTTAAAATTGTTTTGAATATCATGCGAACTCCTTATCTATAAAACCTTTTTGTATGCCGGTTTTCAGCCTTTCTTCATCAGACATTCTCTTGAACTTTTCGAATTCACTGTTGAAATCCGAATAATCGTCAAAGTAGAACATTGCCTGACTTAATGCGTTAACCAGAGAGTCAACAACATCAATCTTGTAACTTGATTTTGGTTTATCAATATACATCCCCACGTTGTTCGTCTTTGTCACAGCGTTCCGTAAGGCTTTCTCCATGATCAAGTCTTTGAAATGTGTAACCTCGCCCGTTATAAATGCTTCTTGCATAAATTTAACCGGATTCTGAAGATCCGAAGTCTTTTGAGTAATTGCTTCGACAGGCCAACTGGGAAAGTTTCGAGCTACCGTATCTTTCAAATCTTGAATGCGGTAATAACCCAAAATATCGTAACCAAACAAGGAAACCTTTAAATTGTTTGTAGTAACAAAATCCACAAGCCAATCAAATATCTGTTGAACACTAATAATTCCGAATTCATTCTCTGTAATCGAACAGAAACCTTGTTCGGCAAGCTTCCTATACGGCACGTTATCCTGCTTTTCCTTTGAATCAATTGATCCGGCACGCTGCCATGGTATGAAACTGTGTTGCATGAAATGAAATCGTGGCTGATTGTTCTTATCAACATAAGGAAATACAAATCCCAATGCCGAATTATCAGAGTCCATTGAAATATCAAGCCCGATGAATACTTCACGATTTTTAATATCGAATTCATTAATTCGAGTATTCTCAATATCTTTCAGTTTCAAGTAACTATCAGTCTTGACTTGAAGCCACATATTCAGGTTTCTGTTTTGAAATTCGTTTAGCGAACCATCGGCATCCTTTGAGTCTCTTGACTTGATCATGGCATCAAGAACACTGCCGTCTTTATCGAGTCCAAGAATCGGATTGGATTTAATCCACGTCTTTGGTTCACGGAACTCCATCAACGAATCTTGCGCCCAAACTAAACAAAGGTAGTTATCTTCTTTGCGGTCAAAATCCTTTTCCATGACTTCTTTGAGCCGTTGCTCATCGGCATAGAACTTCGTGTCGATACTGTCATAAGCAGTCGATATTTCAATCAATTGATGGTTGTGAACGGTCAACTGCCCTGAGGTAATCTTCCCTAAGTTGTCATACTTTGCATAACGAGGATCACCGGCTTCATCACGAACACAATACAAAAAATGAAACGAATCGAATTGACCCGCTTCATTACTCAAACGAAGTATTTTGTTATGTGTTTTTCTTGACTGAATTCCTAATTCCTGAATCGCAATATCGTATTTCTTAAAGAAATCTTTCTTGAAACCTGAATATTCCTCTAGTCGATGACCGGTAGTTTGTAGATACGGCCATGTTTTTTTCTGTTGCTCAGAAACCGGCATTATGTAACCAATATCGGCATTCATCGTGTTTTTAGTTTCAATCAGAAACGCATACCATAGCAAAATGTTGCAGAGATACGATTTTCCATTCGCACGGGCAACTGACAAAAGCACGCGATCAAATCTTTTATATCCGTATTCATTTCGCCAGCCAACCGCCAAACAAAGAATTGTTTTTTGCCAATCCATCAACGGCAACGGCTTTCCAGCATTGACGTCGGGACAAATCGAAGCAAAGTTTAATATGCGATGGCATTCTTGTAAATCGTAGTGATAAGGAAAATCTTCTTGATTATCTTCAGTACGTCTTAAATCTTGCAAGTGACGAAAGCAGGCGAGCTTGATAAAATATCCCGCTTCCTGTTTGCCACTCAATATTTTGAAAGCATATTTTGTAGCAGGGTCTTTGTATTCATTAATAATAGGAAGGAAGTCAATTGCTTTGAACGCTTTTTCAACATCATGTGTTGAACTCAAATCAACTTTATCAATCAGAATGAACCACCTCCTTTATTAAGAAGGTCATCAACGCTTTCATCATCGCCGTCATCTTTCGGCTGAACGATTTTTTCAAGTTCTGCACGCGATTTAGGAGATAAACCTAACTGACTACCGAGATTGGCTAGCTTAGCCACAGCGTCTGAATAAATCGTTACAGACGGGTTCTTTCGATAACCTGAAAAGTCTTTTGCAATAATCTTTCCGGTGGAATCTTGAACCGAATGATAAATCGCTTGAACTTCTTTATGCTTTTGAATATGGTCATAGGCTTCAAAGTAAATTTCATAAGTAGCGGCATATAAAACTACCAAATTTTCATCAATTTTGTCTAATTTTCCATCATTTTTTAAGTATTTTGCCAAAGTTCGATACATTTCTTTAGCTGTTTCACCTAAATATTTCGGAGGAGTGGTTGAAATTTCGTTCTTTTTAACATTTTTGTTCGTTTTTGACATTAATTTCAATCTCCTTTCACAAAAAAATAGGGAATTTCCCGAAAATAATCAGCCCCCTACGTAAAAAAATTTAAAAAATTCAAAAAAATCGTGATTCATGCATGCTGGGTACGGTCCCCTCAAACATTGCCGTGCGGGGGGGTAAAAATTTTGTCTGACGCATTTTAAAATTATTTTTAATGAATTACACGTTGCTTTTTAAAAATTGAATGACGGCGCTTTTTGATGCCTTTATTACATTTTAATACTTTTATTCTTTGACGGTCGCTTAAGACCGGTTGGAATTCTTAGTATTTCCCTTGAATCCCTTAGCATTCCCCGTTTGAGGGTTACCATCGCTCTGTCGCATGAGGTAATTAACTTCTTTGACGTTGCTAATTGCTTCAGCGCTCACGATTCGTTTCCCATGCAAGTAATAATGTTTGTATTCCCAATCAGTCTTCAACCTATGACACTCTGGACAGATAACATTTAGATTGTTCACGTCATCTTTTTTAGTTGGATCAAAGTTGATTGGTATTGTGTGGTCAATCGTATTGCCTTGTGTCACACGTCCTTCTGTTAAACAATATTGACAAAGATAATGTTGTTTATTTAATACCACTGTCCGTAAGTCTTGCCATTGCTTGCTCTTATAAAACTTATGCTGTTCACGTTTAATAGGAGTTGCCACACGTTTAGTCTTGTCATAACGTTTCGCGTATTGTTTGTCATGACTATGCGACCATTTCATACGTGATTGAAGATATGCAGCTTCTAGTTCACGATGTTCATCACAATAATAATGTGGGAGTTCCACAAGCTTATGGCAATTTAACGCTCGGCATTGTCTGACTTCCACGCTATTTATTTCTCCGTATAGCCAATTGTTTCACGTACATTCTGCATCCAAGCAATAGCTTCTGCAGCCGTCAATTCGTGAGCATCAGCAATAAGATTGCTATCTAATAACATTTTTCGTGTAATCATCTGGTCATTGGCATAGTCAGATATAACATCTATCAACACAATCTTGTTTTTTTGAACCTCATCATATAAATCAGACAAAGAATTCTTAGTCACTAAACAATCAGGCATATCGGCTAACTTCTCATGCAAACTAATAATTGTGAAATTTAAATCGTCCATTATTTATTTCTCCTTGAATTATCTTTATAAATCTTCTTGACTTCACCGTGATCAAGGTATTCAATATCAATCCACCGTGGTTGACCAACAGTTTTGTCACGATTGTATTCGTAACTAATGTATTCGATTTCTTTTTTAATGCCATCAACAAATACTTCTGGTGCATTTAAATTATTAAAGCGAACCTGAACGTATTCGTGCTTGTTTGGGAATGAAGCATTCTCGTTATTATTAAATGGAACAATCATTTAATCACCCACCTTTCATCACAATTGAATCCGTTCCTAATTGCTGCTTGCAATTCAACTTCATTAATCTTCGTTGGCACATTCGTTAGTTCTGCTTGGCCATATAAAAAACCAGAGCAGTAACAATTCAAGCTCTGGTTGTATAAATAGAATTCTTTGATATTCACGACCGAATGGTCTTTGCCATACACATCAACGAATATTAACGGTGGATATTTATTCAATTGTTTAATTTGTTTATTCATAATATGTATGCTGCGTTTACCGACATGACAGCTTTCGTCTGGTTTATAGTTTTCCTTCTATATATAATGAATATCCTTTAGCGTTTGATCATCGAACTCAAAACACTCCATCTTCTTG